TAAAAGAAGTTGGTGATGAAGTACTCAGCAACTCTGGTAGGTATGTCTAGCCCATATTCTTTTCGATAGCAGCCTGTCTCTTCTTCTCGTAGCCAGACATCTTGCCGTCCTTATCTAGGTCGCCAACCATCTTACCTTTTGCCATCTTCTTCTTCATAGTTCCACCGTACATCATGCCTTGCTGCATACCCTTTTGTTGGCGCGGGGCCATTGGGTTAGCTGACATCATCATGTCACCGCCCATTTGCATAGGCTTGCGAACCATTGAACCGTAGGCGTAGTATTTTTTATTGTTCTTCTTCATTGGTTTCTTCCTCTTCTAAATATTGGTCTAGGTAGTTAGTTAAAGTTGTTTCTAAGCCCAGTCTGGCTATTTCTGTTGCCGCAAATTCTCGTATAATTATGTCAAACGTGTCTAGTTCTTTAGCTGTTACTAGTTTTGGATATCTAAGCATCTTTTCCATTATTCGGGCAGCGTCTTTACTCTGCAAAGCTAACAGCATCACGTCTGAGTTGTGTTTCTGTAATAGACGTAAAGTTACTTCTGTCATAACGTACGATGGACTAACCATACCTCTGGCTATGTTGTACGCCCTGCTTATAGCTTCATTAGCAGACATACCTTTTGCACCTAGTTGTACGGCAATAGACGCAGCTTGTTGATTTGCTAAGTATGTAAATATGCCTTTTAAATTTTTAACTTGTTCTTCAGGCATTATTTTTTCTAGGTTCTTTAATACTTCTGGGTTTTCTAATTCTGCTAAAGCACCTAACACATTTTGAAAACCGTGACTAACTATATTTTCTCCTAGCAAACCTTTTACTTCTTTTCCAACAACTTTTCCTACAGGCCCGTATCCACCTTTTTGCATCAAACCCTGATACGTCATGTTATATATGGCGTTGTTAAAGACAGTATCTAAATCAGCACCCTGCATGGTTGGGTCTTGTGCTATCACCTCTTTAAATTTTAATCTTACAGAATCTAAATCACCCATTCCTGATATATACTTGTCATAGAACTTAACAGAGTCTTCAATATTTACCACATCTTCTAAAACCTTCATAGATTTTTTATAATACTCAGACTCTATACTTGCTTCTCCTTTTGCTAGTTTTAAAAATCGTTCTAAATTAGACACAGCCTCTTGACCAGCTTTATAATGTTTACCACCTTCTACTATAACCCTTGCTATATCTTCTTCGTAAGAAACCATGTCGGTTATATTAAATATAAGCCTCTGGTCAGGAATCCCATCCGTGTCTATGACGTTAATATTAAATATTTTATTTATTTCTTCTAATTCATCTATAATAGATTGTTTAAAACCCAGATTTCTAGGGTCAATTCTCTGACCTATGCTGGGTCTTTTGGATAAGAAATCAGCAGCCCACGCATCGTACACAATAGCTTCTATAACCTCTTCCATTAAGTCAAGATTTAATAAGCTTTCTTCGTCCTGTAAATCTATTCTCATCACTCCTGTAGCTTCATCGGGAACACCCATCAGTTGTTCTAACCCAGCTATTTGTTTGTGTAAATCGTCTATAGCTTTTGCTTTACCACTGCCACCAGACATTATTTTTGAAACAGACTCACCTATCTCATTCATAACCTTTATAGGAGTTACGTCTTTGTACAGACTCCCCATTCCAGAAGAATCACTTGTTACTTTATCACCCTTCTTTGAGGAAAGCACTCTGTTTAGAATAGTACCCGGTCTATTAGGGTCATTTTTCTGTTGGTATATCCTGCGTGTTTCTAATAAAAAATCGTGACCTTCTTTGTCACTAGCTTTCATGGTTTCGTCAACAAGTTCTGTGAAGTTGGTGTACTCTCTAGATACTGCGAGATTACTTGTTTTATAACCATAATCTTTAAAAGCCCGTCTAAACTCTTCAAGTTCTTCTATATTGGCATTAGCAAACACATTCGCAGAACCTGTACTATGTAACAATAATCCAAACTGTGTAGGGTTCTTTTTTGCTATATTTGTTATTTCTTCTGCACTAATTCTACCGCCACTCTCTTCTACTATTGAAGTAACCATCTCTTGAATTTCATCTTCAGAAAAGGTTTTCATAGTGCGTTCAACCATTGCTTCAAACATCTTACGAGACTTGCGACCTAAATAACCACTAAAAAAAGTAGAAGTTGGCCCGAAAAATTTACGTATATCAGATATATCATCTCCAGCTAATCTCAGCATTTCTGACACTATAGGAGATATGTCAATGTTTGGCCTGTCTGTTGTTGCAACAAAATCCCTAAAGCCGTCATAGGCTGCATCCATTTGTTTAGACAATGCGCCTTGTCTTTTAAATATCAATGCTTCTACTGCGGCAGCTAAACTTACTCTATGTAAATTTCTTCTATTTCTTATAGCCCTCATTTTTTTGAATCTTTCAAGCAATGATTCGCCACTTTTTAGTATTGCTTCTCGTGTTTCCTCTACATCAGCAACAGCACCCGCTATATCTCTAGACGTTTCTGGAGAAATTCTCTTCGAGATAATATTTTTTATTTCTATATAATCTTCTAAAAATGTTTCGGATAAAGGTTCGGATAAATCTGATACAGAGGAATCTACCATAGCATCTATATTTTTATCTAGTTTATTAAATTCTAGGTCTATAAACTTTTGAACATTTGTTAAACTAGATTTAGTTTGTTCTATAAGTTCTCGCACTGCAGCTAGTTGTTGCGGGTTTGCATACTCTGCTGCGTGTTCTTGAAATGCTTCAACTAACACTTGTCCTCTTACAGAAACTCTGTCAACTTCCGCAGCAGCTTCTACCATAGCACTTATGCTTTTATTTTTCATCTTTTTAATGTTGGCAGTTTGTACAGCCATTTGATAGGCAGCGATAGCCGTTGGTAGTCCTGATATTTCAGCCATAGATTGATTTAATATTTTTGCTGCCTTTGACCTTGCTTCACCTTCTGGAAACATATTAAGAAGTTCTCGTTCTAGATTTAATTGAGATTGTATTTGTTCTAGAAAAATTTCTCTTGTTTCTCCGTCAAGTTTATTTACTTGTGCAAAGGCAGCAGATATTTGTTTGCGTTCTCTTACAGTTAGTTTTTGACCCGGGGGTAAATACAACCTTTCATAATCATCCGCAGATAAATCTTGTTGGGTTAGTTTTCTAAAAAATAGACTGATAGGACTAAGAGTGCCTTGTTTATCAAACGCTGCAATTCCTTTTTCACTTAAACCTATAACACCCTTACCCAGTCTAGTTCCTGTTCTCGTTACAAAAGGAGAAAATCTTGTGCCTTCACCTACAACACCAGATATCAAACCTACCATTTCTGCTGTTTCTGCACTCATTCCGTACACACCTTCTAAGTACGTTCTTCCTGCAACAGCCGCAGTAGCCAAGCGCACATCAGGGCCTATCATTTGAGAAAGATAAGGAGTTAGCTTATTATTTAAAAAGTTTCGCCTATTAGTTCTTAATAAATTAGCAGCCTCTGCTTGTAAACGTTCTTTTTCAAGTTGAGATATACCTGACTTTCTAGCATCATCTAATAACGTATTTGCCCTGTCTTTTAAATTGCTAGTTTGTTTAGCTATATCTTGATTATATAAGCCAAGTTCTAGCAAGTCTTTGTCTAGCTTTACTTTCTTATTATAGTCCATAGCTAATGCTGGAATGTCTAATAGAGAAGTTTCTTTTGAGATACCTAAGTTGTCTCGTATTTTAGCCGCCCTTTTTAATTCGTCGGCAGCCCTAGCATTTTTAGTTCTTGTTAAAATTCCGCCACCTAAAAAATTCTCAGCGAATATGACTCCCCACTGTTCTAGTTTATTCATTTGAGAAAACGATTCTTCTACTACTGCGTAGGCTGTAGCATCGTCAATAAACTGACGTTCTGTTTTCTGACCATCTAGGGTTGTTTCGTATACAAAGTTATCAAACTGTTCCTGCGTAAGTTTTCCTTCAGCTAAATCTTTCTTAGCCCTGTCTCTTATTAAATCATTCATGCCCATAGCTAAAGTGGGCGCGGGAATTGCTTGGTCTATAGACCGCAGTATAGCATCAGTTCTTTCTTCGCGATTATCAGCAAGTGCTTTCCACTCTTCTTTAAAAGATGTCTGCAAATCAAATGCCCGTCGCATTGCTTCCATAGCACTTCCTGCGTAGTCTGCAGCGTAGTTAGGAAGAACGACTGCTGCCCTGCCTGACTCTTTAAGTCGCGTTGTTAGATTTGATAAGAAGTCGCCCGTAGCCATCTCATCTATAAAAAACTGTCTTACTGCTACGTCAACATCAGGTCTTCCTGTATTGACTATAGGTCTTAGAACATCATCTAATTTCTTACGTCCTTTGGCGTATTCATCTGCTAGAGGGCGCACGTCAGGGTCTAGATAGCTAGTATCTATCTCACCTGTTTCAGATACAAAAGCAATTGTAGGGTCTGTGGGTGCTGTTTCTTCTCGTCTTTGTCTTTTTAAGGATTCTTGCAAGGCAAGATTTAGTTTTATTTGTTTAGTAAATTCGGGTGTTCTAGCAAGTTTCGCTGCATTTGGACCGGAGTATCTTTTTGTACCCTCGTAAGTCTCTATAACTACTGTTTCACCAGCATCTAATTTAGCTAGTACATCAGAATATGTTGTAACTTTGGTTTCTTCTTCCTCTCTTCTAGCTATATCTTCTTGTGCAGCTAGTCTTTTAAACTTAATGGGAGATGCTTCAACAACAGCTTCCGCAACTTGTTTACCTGCAGTAATTGCTTCGCCTACACTTGTAGGTGTTTTTACATCGGGTAGTTTAGGTTTTGTTTTTGTTACTTGAACTTGACTAGGCACACTAGCTTTAGGGTCGGGTTTTAATTCTACATTGACAGGCCGGAAATCAACACGAGGTATGCCCTCTTCTGTTATAGTAACAGGGCTGTCGTCAAATTCTAGTTCTCCTGCCGCAATTCTTTCGCCAACAGTTTGCTGCGTATCTTGATTTTCTTCTTCGTCAAGTACCACTGGAGTAGGTTGCTTTGCCATATTATTCTACCTTCATAGCTTTTACAAAAGCATCTGTAACGTCGTTTCCGTCTCTATCTATCACAATCAGGTCACCCGCTGCATTTGTAGATTCGTACGCTACTAAGCCATCTCCGTAAATTAGTTCTGGTAAACCTTGCGCTACCGGGTCAAAGACTTCTTGTTCTTTACCTTGGCCTGTTAATGTGTTAGTTATACCGTCCATCAACCGTTCCGTTTTAGAAGATGTATCAACAAATCTATTATCCCTGATGCTACTTTGTTTTCGTCTGTGGTCTATAGTTGTCTTAACAAAGTTGTAGGCTTTTATAAAACGTCTATCTTCTACAGTAATCTCATCTTTATTTATTATACTTCTAAGCATAGCATTATTTTTATCTCTTGCTTCAAACTCTTCTAAGACAACCTTTAGTTTTTCTAACGAACCTTCTTGTGTTGTAAATAGACCAGCTTGTCCTAGCCTTTCTAGTTGTATTTCAAAGTCTTGGTTAGACAAACGACCTGAAGGGTCAACAGCACGTGCCATCTTAGCTGCAAGTGTTAACTTCAATGCGTCTATTCTGTTAAGTTGTTGATTTCTATTAATTCCTAAATATTTTACTGCTGTATCAGTTAAATCTAATAGAGTTGTATCATCTGTTAAATTTTGGGTAAACTCTGCCATTGTAGGGTCGCCACCAAAAAATACCTGCTTTAGTTGTTTTGCTTGTCCAACTAAGCCAAAGCTAAATTGTTCTATTGTTCGTGTCAAACCTGTAGCCACGTACGTCTCTTGTAAAGAATACAACTCTCTTAACATTCTTACAGATTCTTGACCTGCTGTGTCTTGTTCTATAAACTCACCAACGTTAACTCCTTGTTTCTTCATGTACGCGTTACCATTAATTCCTGTTGTTGCAGTAGGTGGCTTTCCTACGTTAACAGGGTCTGGTTTAGTTATGGTAAACACAGCGCGAGTCATCGCCCCTATGTCTTCATCTGCAAAATTAAACCGTGAGTTTCCTTTTCCGACTCTTGTTAATACTTGTGAGACGTTATCTAGAGTAGTTAAATTAGCACCCCCCGCTAATAAAAATACGTTCTTCCCGCCAGAATCTAACAGTAAAGACCCCGCAGCTATGGCTTCTATTTTACTGTCATCGTCAAGGAAACCCTGTGCCGTCATATCTGGGTCATCACCATAGGTTATATAGTCTCCATTTACAACTACTTGTGCTATCCCCTCAGTCATTCCGTGGTATACGGAAAGGTTATTTAACTGTTCCGAATTAACCCCGTACTCTTCCTGTATTTGCCTAACGTCTATAAACGTTCCTGTGATGGTTTGTTCGTTGGGTGCAGCATTCTTATCAGGTATAAATACTTGACCATCCTCGATTATATCTCCAAACATGGGGTCGCCTTTAGGAACAGATTTAAATTCTGTTTTAGGAAGTATGCTTAAATCTTGTAAGGCGCGATTCATAAATGGACTGGCTTTTTCCCAGTCGTAGTATGCTGCTTCAGTAGTCTTACCACCCTCATCTTTGCCGCTATTATCTTTAAAGTATACTTCATTCTGTCTGTTCCAGATAGAACTTAGGTAAGATTTAAACTGTTCGTTGTTTTTTGCTAATGAAACAACACTGTCGTAATTCTCTGCAAGATGCCCTTCCATTTTAGTCAGGCCAGTAAATAAATCTTCATCGTTTCCTATATCTATCATTCCAAAGGGTAGTACGATTTCGTTCTGTCCGGTACCAAACTTACTAGTGTTTTCAACATCATCCATAACTTTAACCATAGAGTAAGCTGCTGAAGTTATGTCATACCCTTGTTTGTTTAGTTGTGTAAGTGTTGACGCTTGTTCACCTGTTATTTTTTCATCACCGAATAAATTAAAAATAAGTTCGGAACCTGCTTTAGCAAGTTCCTTCTTGTTCTCCGCATCTAGTTCAGCCTGTGCTATCTCCGCAGCTTTTCGTTCTCGCGCATTGTCCATAGACTGTTCGAATACACCTGTGGCAAACGCAGCCATGTTCAAACCAAATACCATTACTCATTCTCCTCGCGAGACATATTTATGAAGTTATCATCTTCAGGTTGTTTAGGACGATTACCTGCACGTATAGTAGCATTCAAGCTTTCTCTTATCTGTGCGAACATACGTGGGTTGTTTTGCTTCATCATACGCATGAATGTTTCGTCATCCATCTCGTTCTTTTCGAGAGTATCGTCGTTCTCAAACATGCGGTACGGAACGTTTTCTTGTTCAGCAATATCTGATATCATTATAGCAAGTGGACCTTTTAAAAGCAAGCCCACATCTGGGGTAAACTTACCTTCCCTAAACCCTGTAAACAACATCCCCTCAACTAATACTTCGATAGAAACACCAACCATAAGTAACTTCAGCATCTCATTCTTGTTGCGAGGACGCATCATGGTTTCAATCATGCTGTCCAGCACTTTGTTTGGGTCTACCATCTGTGGCGGATTTCCCCAAGGCCACTTGGTATTATCGTCCGTTAAAGAATGACCGGGCGGTGGTGCGCTAAACTCGTCGTATACTTGTTCTGCCATAATGTATTCCTTAAACTTTTGCGTTCAATCTAGGGGCTGCAATCGTTCGTTTGATTGTTGTTGTGCCGGGTGCGGATGGTTTTGCAGGGGCAGTCGTAGGTCTAACAGGGATAGTGTACTGTGATGTTAGCCTTTCAAGGTTGCTGTCGTAGTTCATAGACTGCATACGTCTCTTTAATGCTTCTAAGTACATGGCGTTAGTCGGTGTAAATCTCTGGGTTTGTACAGGTCCTGACATAGTTGGGCGATACCTGCTAGTTGCTTGCGCTGCCCGCTGTATCTCTGCGATAGACATGCCTGTATCTTGCTGTTGTTGTTCAGCAGATGCCCCAGACCCAAAAGTCTTTACTGCTGTAGATGCTAATCTACCTAGAAAACCACCACTTCGTTCAACCTCGTTTCCCGGAAAGTACGCCCCTGTCTCTTCTATTACTCTGTCTGACGCAAACTTCTTCTTACCGAACAAGAAATCCGCACCGAAATCAATGGCTACTTCTAATGCCTTATCTAATCCAAATTTCTCTAACATACTACTGTCCTATTCCTAACAGGTCTTCCATAAAG